AGGGGTAGTAGGGGAACCGCTGAGGTTCCCTTAGCTATGAGGTAAAAAATTAAAATAAATTATTAGGCGCCTTCGGCGCCCGCGGAAAAATATACAGGGGAGGGGTAGTAGGGGAACCGCTGAGGTTCCCTTAGCTATGAGGTAAAAAATTAAAATAAATTATAGGCGCCGAAGGCGCCCACTGAATGTATCTAGGGGAGGTTCCCTACTCACAAGGGAAAAAATGACCCGGGAATTTTCATACTTTAAAACAAACCACACATGCACACGGTCGCAGCAGAGAAATGGAACAGCTTACAACCTAAGCTATTCTCAAAAAAAGAGTATTCAAAAGAAGAGAAGGAGGAACTAATTAATCAAGCCTATAAGTTGTTTACTAGTCAGGAATTCATAACATTTTCAACAGAACATCATAAGGAAAAACTAGCAGATTGGTTATATAGGAATGGGGAAATAATGACCATTTGAGTGGAGTGGTTGAGGAATTAGTTAAAATTATCCATGTTGGTTATTTTATTTTTTTTAATAGAACTAGAAACAATATAAATAGAATTTTCGGTCATGATGATAAATTCGGCACAATTGCTAGGTCGGTAAAATTTTTCGATTGGAGAAGTATATTCTTCATTATTTTGGCTATTTTTAATTAATATTTTGATGTCTTCCGTATCGGTTTTATATACTCCAATAACCGAAGTAGTAAAGGAAGATTGCCAATAATCTAATAAAATTGGTTTATCTTGTTCAAGTGCTAATTTAAATGCAGATTCCATGGTTTTTACGTCAGGGAGCGGAAAAGAATTAGAGGAGGACATTTTATATACCTCCTATACTTTTAATTTTCGGATTTTAAACTTATTTTTTTCTTGGGGAGGTTTTGGACGCACGAAACTAAAAGGGTTTACAATATAGGTATATTCGGTTTTCAATAAATTGCTCAAAAAATGATAAAGTGCCATAATAACCTCTTCTTCACATTTTCCTGAAATGAGCACACTTCCCGTACTAAAAATCGAAATGGAAAATCCTACGCTTTCGTCGGGAGCAGAAAAGGAAAATCCGTTGGGAATAGTAAACACCTTGAAACGGATACCAGGGTCTTTATTCGAAGGGTCATACCGACAATTACTAGCATGATACACATGGATTAATCTTTGATATAATACTTCTAAATATAACGGAAACCCACAATAAAAATTGGCATTAATTAAAATAGTTTCACAAGAAACCACTGGATTTTCTTCGGGTAATAAACTTTGTAAATACGACCAAAGTTGGTCAAATACCGATTGCTCTTTGACACCCATAAATCGAATTTCACCAGTATTGGATATTTTAACCGGTAAATCCTTCCAACCCTCGCCCTCATCATCTGCTTCTGCCCCTTTTTTTGGAATTGGAATTCTAATATTTAAAATAATGGAATTTTTAAAAGGTTTTTCATGAATATTATATTTTAATAAATCCGCATTACATAAACCAACAATAATTTTACGTTGGTCACAATATTTATTCTTTTCATTATTAATCATGGGAATACATATTTGACGATAAGAACCCAATTTACTAATTTTGTCCAAATTTATTTCTAGTTCTTCTTGTGTTTTGGAAGATACAATAAATTGTTTTTTTATAATACCAATATCATGCACCCAATAAGGTAATATCGGTAAGACCCATGCCCATGATGACAAGTCAATCGGTTTAGCAAGTTGGATTTTTTTAGATTTGGTAGAAATATACAATTCCCCTTCCAAGGGCGGAGGAAGGGAACAAGCCAAGGGGGACGGCAACAGTGCCGGCGCGGGAGCCTGCGTTGTTTTTATTTTTCCATATTGAATGTAATTTTTCCATTCTTCATTGATACCGGCCATTTATTTTCCTATTTTGCGGGGAGGTTATCTTCATTTTTTAAGGGAACCTCAGCGGTTCCCCTACTACCCCTCCCCTGTAGGGGAACCGCTGAGGTTCCCTACAGGGGACGGCAAAAAAATGATTCTAGATTTCCTCCCATCCTCATATAAAGATGCATTTTTGTCCTAAATGTGAAAATATGTTTCAAATTCGTTTGGAAGATAATAATCTAAACAAATTAATTTATTACTGCCCTTGTTGCCAACTTACCGATACTTATATTGATGAAAAAAAATCATTAGTAGTTTCCTATGCATCGAATCAAACCGCAAAATATCATCATATTATTAATGAATATACCAAATTTGACCCCACTTTACCCAGAATTGCTGAAAAAATGCTTTGTCCTAATTTGGATTGCCAGACAAACGCAGACAAAAACCGCGCTAGTCAAGAAATAATAAAAATATGTTATGATGAAGCCAACAAAAAATATGTGTATTTGTGCGCAATTTGTGATGAAATTTGGGAATTGGCTTAGGGGGGGGGGTATCGGATGGTATCCCCACGCGCGAAGCGCGTAATAATTTATTTTCTTTTTTTCCTCATAGCCGGAGGCCTCCCTAGATTAAAGTTAATCACTAGGTTGTCTGTGCCTGAACGTGGAACGAAACCGGCAAAAAATGATTTCAACCTATTCAAACGAAAAAAATAAAATGGCAACCCAGTATAATATGGCAGAGGAATTGTTCGATTATGATTGTACAAAGGAAAAATGTAAGAATATTTTTAAGAAAGTTGGTGAATATTTAGAACTTCAATCATCCGAAATAAAAGAATTAAAAACAAACATAACAAATATACAAAACGAATTGAATCAAAAAATAACAAATATACAAAAAGAATTGAGTGAATTCAAAGAGAAACTTTCTGCTAGAGATATTGCTACTCATGCTGAAACTAAAATTATGAATCTCATCTTTCCCGATTGTAAAAAACGTCCATTTCAATTACATTCATTGGACAATTTGCGGGACTTTTTGAATAATCCAGAATTATCAGAACGGCAATCAAAATGTTTACGAGGAACAGCAAAAGCATGGAATGCAATTAGTCTACCCGAACGAACCAAAATTCTCCAAAATTGGGAGAATTTCGAACAAAAAAATCCCAATGTAGTATATGGTATTAAACTTTTAAAAAAGGAAGGAAATAACATCGCACATCAAACCACAAATTTTGAAGATACTTTAGCCTACTTGCGACAAACAGATGAAGAGTTAGCCGATAGACTCGAAGAACTTCGTGAATTTATTTGACCCCCCTAGAACATTCCAAGGCAGTATCGGATAGTATCCCCACGCGCGAAGCGCGTAATAATTTATTTCTTTTTTTCTCTCATAGGGGAACCACTGAAGTTCCCTAGAATGTATCTAGGGACGTCTAAAAATTTTACGACCTTTTCCCGAAATAATCCTTGATTGTTTTAGTTTGATTTTGTTGTTGTTTTTGTAATGTTTTTATTTCATTTTCTAAAAGTTTAATTTTTTCTTCTGCTTCAAATAATTTGTGTTGTAAATTTATATTTTCTTCGGCCAAATTATTTACAGATAATTCTGTATTTGTATCTATGTATTCCAATGTAGACATTTCAAATATTTCATCAGTAAATATAACTTGAATATTTGATTGTTTAAAAATTAAAATTAATTGGTCTTTCGATGTGGTTGATGAAATAAATTTCCCAATAATTAGTATAAATATTTTATCTTGCCAAAATGTTTTATCATTATTTGTTAGATTAATTTGTGTGTTAAGTTTTCTTAATACATAAGGATAATCATCACTTAAAATAGGTTTTAGTTCACAACACACTATTCTATTCATACAAACAGCAGTAATATCTACACAATATTTACCATTTACTTTATTTTCTATATATGTATCTAAAACATGAACAGTTTCAAAACGATTATGATGAAAATTATATTTGTTTAGAATATTATATAAATATTCGATTGTTAATTTTTCAATATCATATTTTGTCTCAAATGTAATTAAGTTTTCAATATCACTTTTTGTCTCAAATGTAATATATTGAGAATCATTATAATACAAAATAAAATCCCAATTATATTTATCTTCAAATACTATTTTACTTCCATTCAACGATCTATTAAATTCTGGCACAAACCATATACATTTATTTAAATTTTCATTTAAAGTTTCATTTAAAGTTTCATCCCAGTATTTGATTGTTGAACTATCAAAATAATTATTAAATTCTTCGTCCATTATTAACATTTTAAAGTTTTTTTTAAATTTTATACCAACATTATCACCTAATAGCAAATTTAGTAATCTTATTTGATTAGTTTTGTCTAAAAACATATTTTGTAATTTATTATGTTCTGGTGTTTTTGAATTTTGATTATTTGTTGTAATTGTTTGATTAACACAAATATTATAAACAATTGGAAATTTTTGAAACCATTCTTGTTGTTTACACCATTCTAAATATTTAGTGTCATTCAATAAATTTGTTATGGGTTGTCCCTTATATTTTCCAAAAGGAACTAATGGTAGGTTTGGGTCCATTTGAATGATTAATAAATGGAATATTAAGTCATTTTTCCTCAATGGTTCGTTAGGTTCGTTGGTGCTTACGCACTATGAGGAAAAAAGAAAAAAAGAAAATTAAGCGCCGAAGGCGCCCTTGCTAGCCACCCGCAACAGCCCAAGAAGAGGGACGCGCCCGCAGGGCGCGTAATATTATTTCTTTTTTTCTCTCATAGCCGTGAGGCACCCTCTAAATATATGTTTGAACCCGATTTCCTTTTGCGTCATATACCCAAATTTCACAATCAAATCCCATTCGTTTTATAGCACATTGTTTTACAAAAATAATATGTGTTTTAAATGTTAAGGTATACGTACTTTTGACTTCAATAAATTTTTTTTGTGAAATGATGAAAATATCAGGGGTATAACCATATTTTTTATATTTTTTTGTTGAATCAATACTTGTTAAAAATGGATAAATATCTAACATTGTAAATTTAATTTGATGTAAACCCATGTTCACGACATTTTCTTCAGGGATTTTTTGATTCAATAACAATTCATCTAATGCCAAGTTTTCAAAACCTTGATATTCAACGATACGTGAAGAAGGTAAAGTATAATTACGAAATAAATATGAAGAAGTGTGAATTTTGTGTAGAATGTTTGGTATGTGCATTGAATATAAGGCTCCATAACGACTTAACATAGTTTCCTTTCCTTTATCACGAATAACTTTACTTTCCAATGGTGTATCTACACCCAAATTACGTTGATTAATTAATCTTATTTTTTCTCGAATAACAGGACTTTGTAATGGATAATCTACACCCAAATTACGTTGATTTGTTAATCTAGCTTTTTCTTTAACTTGGGGGTTTTGTAATGAACAAACTGAACCATAAATACGTTGATTTGTTAATCTAGCTTTTTCTCTGACTTGAGGGTTTTGTAATGGATAGTCTACACCCAAATTACGTTGATTTGTTAATCTAGCTTTTTCTTTAACTTGAGGGTTTTGGGATGGGTTATTTATACCATAAATACGTTGATTTGTTAACCTGATTTTTTCTCTGACTTGAGGATTTTGTAATGAATTATCAACACCAAAATTACTTTGAGTTGTTAATCTAGCCTTTTCTTTTATTTCTGGAACTTGTAAAGTACATTTTACATTATATTTTTTCATAATAGTATCCTGTGTTTTTTTTTGTATTTCTTTATTTTGTAATGTATGTTCACATTGATAACGTTCCATATTTGTTTTGATTTTTTTAGCAATAACATCTTTATTTTCACAACTATATTTACAATTATATTTTTTCAAATTTGTTTCGATTCGTTTTTTTCCTGCTATCTCTTTCATACAAATTTTACAAAAAGAATTTGTTTTCATTACTGCTGATACACTTTTACTACATTTACCATTACATTTTAAACATATAGTGTCTACAATAAAATCTTTATCATATTTTAATGGTAATGGAGTAAGCAACACAATGTTATGTTCTTTTAAAAAAGGTGGGAAAGAATTGACAACGATGGTGCGAGGCATTATTATCATATCCTAATAAAATTACAAATCCATTTATGCGGAATTTACGAGACTCTGGGTATAAGGATTGTCGCGAAAAGCTGTCAATATATCCGGATTTATCCTCTCGCATCCCATATTTTGATTTAGGTACTCAGGAACATGAATTTTGCCATAGGTATTGGTGCTGGGTCCCAGTCCTCCGCCTGCCCCACC